CCTTTTTTCTGCACGACGATTTCATCATGCGCGGTACGTTCAATAGACCATCCGTTCAGCGCGCTTCCAGCGGTGGAGTCGGCGTCATAGAGCGGTACAGCCTTTGTGTGGACCTCATTGAGCTTTCCTTCATCGTCTGCGAAACTCAATTCCCAAGGCCCAGCATTGCGATGCATGTAGGCTACCGGCGCGCTTCCAGTGGTCGGAGCGGTGGAGAGAGCGGCCGCAACGCGAAGTTTGAAGGCCTCGAAATCGCAGCGAATGGAATCGTCCCAAAGATCAGCAGCCAGGGTACGCGCTTGATCCGAGATCGGTGAGGGGGTGGTCGATTGTGCCCGAAGGTAATCGATCGCCCGTTGCAGTCGGTCCCAGCGCGGCAATTCATAATCCGGGCTGCAAGTTTCTCGGCACGATGCGAGATTGGTTTGCTCGTCCTCAAGGTCTTTAGCGAGCTTCGCCGGGTCATCTTCGCGAAAATTGGTATTGGTCATTGGATTTCCCTGACGCGCGGCACGGCCACATACGCCTTTCTGAATTCGTTGATGGTGGCGAACCCTTCAGCGTCGCCTTCGTAATAAACGCGAGATGTATCGATGGAGGTCACGCGGACGCTGAGATTTTCTTCAGGTTCGAGGTATCGCGCACCAGGCTTGATAACGTGCGGGATGACCGCCTCGACATTGGCCGGGCATCGCTTGCGCCAGGAGACTTCGACCATACTCTCTTCATTCATCAGGTCCGCAAGCCTCTCTTCGCAATCTCTGCGGGACTCATAACCCATGCCGAATATCATGTTGTCCGGTCCGCGGATGCCTTCCATCAGATCGACAATCGAGTAAATGACGGTCCGCTTCGGGTTGAAAGGCTTCGTGCAAATCAGGTATCGCTCATTGCGCGCCTGCACCGTGTATGCCGATTTCTCTTCGGAAAACTTAACCCTGTCTCCCACTAAAACACCGATCAACTCTTTCATCCCAAACCTCTCCTATTTTCAATCCCGCCAACCCGCATCCCCGACGCCATGGCAGCGGGTAGGGTGCGGGGTTATGCGTGTTCCAGCATGAAATCCTGCTGCATTGGCGCTGTTTTGCGCTCCCAAAACGTCAGAGCCTGATGCGCTTCGATCCGCTCTCGCATGACCTGAGCACGTGATTCCTTGGTTGCCGGCGTGTACGGGCCGCGCCATTTGCTGTCGATTCCGACGTTCTGGCCGATGTTCGTGCTGTCGGCGCTGGCGAACGGGAAGCGCGTGAACACATCCGGGTCGAGCATGCGCAGACCGTGGATCTTGCATATCGGTCGACCGTCGCGGTCGCATAGAACATCCATTGCCTCAGACATACGCGTGTACCAGCGTGCTGATCCGACCGTGGCAAACTCGCCGGAACTTCCAAGGCAGATACGCGGCCATGCCATTGAGAGGCGCTGAAGGCGTTCAAGGCTCTCGTGCAGGTGCCACACAGGCGCACCGACCCAAGGAGCACGCTCGCGCCACGGCCATTCAGCCAGGAGCGCATCGTTCGCCGCTTCGTCGCCGTCGATCACGTCTGGAATCACCGCGAAATCAAAGGAAGGGTAACGGTGAAGTTCCGCGATCCAGGCGTAATAGCGCGACCAGTCTGTGATCGGCTTTCCGCTGCGCCACGCAGAGAATGCGCCGTTATCGATAGCGAACGTCTGTGCAACCTCGATCGCCAAGCCAAGTTGCTCAGGATGGTGGAACGACACGAACGAGTGACCCGAACTGATCGCGCGTAGAGCTGCAGTCGCTGGTGTGATAGGGGACCCGTGGTAGTGGATCACGCCGAGATCCTCGCCATGGGCAGTGCTGCATCAACGCCTACTTCGTACACAGTCTTCCCGACCTGAACGCGCTCTTTCAGGCGGCCAAAGTCAGGCGTGCGGCGCGTCTCAATATCGACACCATGATGACGAGCGGTTAGTACTTGCGTGCCCTTAAAGCGCTCGGACAACTTGTCGGCAATATCTTCGTGATAGTCGGACTCGATCAACGCACAAGCCGTCATCAGGTGCTCGACATAGATCACTTCCTCAGTCTCGATCGAAAGCGAATAGATAATCGGCTTATCGTTGGTGGGACAATTCGCAACGAACTGATAACGGTAAATGTTCATTTCCTCTCCTAAATTTGTCGCAGTAGGTGCGCGGACGATGGTAGCTTAGTGCTGCATTCCTTCAGGCTGCGTCTCGTGCTCAGGAAACGGCCATACAGTGCCATCGCGAGCACCTTGATCGGCTTCGCTCAACGGCGGAATGTCGGTCCCAGCGAACGGATCAGCATCGGTTCCGATCTTGGCAGCCGCTGCTTTCTTCTTCGATTCCCTCGGCAGCTTGATCTCTGCCTGTTTCGCTACCGGCGGCGTCAGCGTGATCTCGATCTCGGTTTTGCTCATGTGATCGATGAACCCGCGCACTTCGGCCGCTGGCTTCATATACGCATTGCACGACATGAGCACCGAACCGCCTTCCTGCGGATCACCCACGAAATCATCGAGTCGAACCTCGGTCAGCTTGATATCCGATTTCTCGGTCGCACCACGGTGGAAGGTGATCTCATAGCCGTCGAGTTCCTTCACGAAATGCAGCGGCGTCACGACGTTGATGCACTTGCGCTTCGTCAGTTCGACATCCTGGCGGGGCAAGGACAATTCGCCTTGACCTTCAGCGCTCGCACCTGGCTTACCCGTGTCGCGCTCGTAATAGGCCGTGCGCACGTGCTTGTCAAACTCATCGAGGATCGTATTTGCTGCGACCCATTCGATGCGGACGCTGCAACCGTAGTCGCGCTTTTCGCCCTTGAATTCCTCGACGCCGGTTACTTTCTTGATTTTTACGAGCTTGCGTTCAAACGAAATCATGAGTGCTTCTCCTGGTCGGTTACTGTTTAGGCAACCGCGCGTCGATATCGCGGATGCGGGAAATGATCATGGTCGGCAGCGCCATTACTTGGCCGCCGTCGAGTGCGTTAAGTGCTGGCCGCAACAGTTCGCGGTCCATCGGCGCGAGCGTGTCTACGTGCTTGCTGATGCGGCCGAGGGCTTTCCAAAGGGGATCGTTGGCGGTCATGCAGTTTCCGCAACGTGCTTGTGAATGCCGAAGTACACAGCTTTGCAAGCGTCCACATCGACCGAAGCGTTATGCGCGCCCACCAGTTCGTTACCCGTGAAGAACCGATATGCTTCGCCCAGATTCGGCGACTTCGGTGTCTTGCGGCCAGCAGCCAGCATCTTCGCGGTAGGCGGCAGGTTGATCAGCTTCACACTCTTGTTTTGCGTACAGAACGACGCGCCAGCCTTCCACTCCTCGTGAAACGGGTCAGCCGGATCGAGTTGGCGCAGCATTTCGATGCGGATCAGCCGAGCGTCGAACTGTTCGTTGTGCGCGACACGCACCGTCGCCTTTCTCCACATGCCGATGAACACCTTGAGCGCGAGCGTGATCGGCATGCCAAACAGGTCTGCACGCTCGTTTGTGATGCCCGTGAGGTCTTCCAACTCACGCGGGATGGTCCAGCCCTCCGGACGGATCAGCATGTCCATGTAGGCCAGCACGGTGCCGCTATCGGCATCGAACAACTCTGCCGCTAGTTGCGTGATATGCGGCTGCGCCGGATCGATCGATGGCAGGTTGAACTTCGGCAGACCGTTTGTTTCGGTGTCGTATACGAGGATTGGTTTCATGTCTTAGGCTCCGAGCAGTACTTCGCGGCGATCTTCATAGGCTTGCTTGAGCTTCAATTGCTCGGCATCCGGGAGCGCACGCGCTTCATCCATCAGCATGTCGAGCGCATCGGTGTTGTCGCACTTCGCGATGCGTCCAAGGATGTCCGAATAAGACATGCCAGCGCTGGCGCCGCCCATCTCACCCGTAGCAGGATCGACCGGACCGCGATCGATATCCGGGTCCGTAACCGTGACGAACTCACCGTCGATGACTGCGTTCTTGCCTTGGTCGACAGCTTCGTTAAGCGCGATCGCGTTCGACAGTTCAATCGACTTCGGCATGTACTTGAGCACTTGCAGCAGCGGAATCTTGCGTGCGTACATCTCCCAATCGCGGAAGCTGTAATGGCTCCCGCCGACCTTGTTGTACTTGTCGCGGTGCTTCTTGACCTTGCCGACGGTCCACACTTCGATTACGGGGTGCTGCGAGCCATTGACGCGGCCCACGGCATACACGTGCGTGATCTTGTCCGGGTCGTTCTCTTCGCCCGGGCGGTGACGGATGAACGGGGCGTCGCCCAAGGCATAGTCGAACTCATCGCCGTTGAACACGGCGCCCGTCCAGACGGTTGCGCGACCGCTGCGCGACACCAGATCAACCAAGCCTTTCCAGCCCGGTACGAACTGGCACGTGCGACCGTAGGGCACAAGGAAGCCTTGACCGTCGACGTTGATTTCTAGTCCGAGCGTCGCAGCCGTCATGATCGAGCCAACGATTGATTTCGGCTCGCACGTCTGCAGCTTCGGCGTCGTGCTGAACGCGGTCACGGCAAGCCGCGCCATGCGATCAGCCGTCAGGTGCTTGGGCAACGCAAGCGCCATCTGTGGCTTGAACTTGTCGAGAAAGTTACTGAACGACGCAACCGGATTGCTATCCTTGCCGGTGGCGACATTCTTTAGGGCTTGAGTACTCATTTCGATTTGGCCTTTTTCAGACGAAGAACCCGAATTTCTTTCGTTCGGGAGTATTTAACGGCGATCTCGGGCAACTCTTTGCGCAGTTCGTCGACGCTGATCCGCGTATCGAACTGGTTCTTCCATGAAGCGATTTCGTTACCGCCGGCGGTCAAGAAACTGTGTGGGCGCATGAAGTCAGCAATACAAAGCTTCAGATCCTCCTCGCGTTCCTCAAGCAATTTGATCTTCCGTTTCACATCGGCCAGTTCGTACACGGCGTTACGCGTAACGGAATCAGCCTCGACGGTCGTGCCTTCTGCCTTCGCCCAGATCGCAGATGCATCGTCGTAGGTGATCGCATCCGGCGCGGTGTCGCCGATGACACATTCGTTCCAGTACTCAGCGACGCGCCCACGGATACCGGCGATAGTTTCTTCATCGCGATCGACCCAATAGATGAGGAAGTCATCCATGCCGATCAGCGTAGCGACCAGGCAGCGGCGACGGCCGGTGATGCCGAGACCCTGCATGAACTGCGCGGCATACTCGATCGGCACCTGGTCCGTGCCTTCATCGCCCCATTTCTTGGCGGCGAACGGGTGCACGGTCTTGCAGTCGCCATTGACGTGTTCGCCGTTGAGCATCAGCTCGAAGTCGATCTCGCACGCCATGAAGGGAAACTCGGCGTCTTGATAGAGTTCGTTGGTGCGGATCAGCTCGACGTCGTGGCCTTCATCGCGCAGGCGGTCCATCAACATGTCGAGCACGATCGGCTCGAGTCGGTGCCCACGGTCGAATATCTTCTGACGCTGCGGGTCGATGACTTCCTTCGGCGCGCGGTGGGTCTTTTCCATCCAAAGTTCGTAAGGCGTCTTCCACGGGCTGACGCCGAGGACAGCGGCCACATCAGAGCCGCCAATGAATTTGGAGCGGTCGCGCTCAACGGATTCGCGTTTCATGGTTAGAAAATCCCCGCGTCGATGATGTCGTCTTCATTCGAAGGACCGGCGATAGCAACCACGCTTTGGTCCTCGATCAGGCGAGCCTCGCCATCGACTTCAGTCGGACGCGGTTTGCACCGCTCGACGTATTCGCTTTCGGTCAGGTGAAGCGCGAATTGGTTGGCATCCACGCGCTTCAGTTCGATCTCGACATCCGGAGCACGGACAAATGAAACATCCTTCAGCGACTCAGGCGCCTTGTTTGGGCTATAGGAATAGACGTGCGCAACTGGCGTCGAATCGACGAGCAGCATGTACAGCCGCATTGCCGTTTCTTTGTCGTCGAATGCAAGCTTCGTGTAGCCGATGGTGACGATGTATTTTTGGTTCATAAAATTCCCGGAATAGAAAGGATGATGGTTGCCGCAATGAAGAGAAGCGAGCCGAGGGCGTCAAACAGTCGCATGATTTACCTCGCCGAAAAATGCAACGTCTTGCCAATGGCGAAACGGCTGAATCTGCTTCGAGCGCTTTCTCAGTTCGCTGAGCATGTGGCCGTCGCATTCATCGTCTTTGAGGATGTGGATGGGCGATTTCTTCGGCCGCTGGCGCGCGGGTGGCTGGACTGCATCTTCAGCATCGCCGGCAGCCCATAGCTGGCTTGTGCGACCCTTTGCATAACCAAGCGAAGGGCGCCAGGAGTGGACATAGACTACCTTCGGCGTAATCTCGCGCAGGTTATAAAGATGATCGCGCGTAGCCGAGCCTGTCATGCTGCAGAGTGCGCCGAGTTCAACCGACGAAAGCGGCCCGTTATCCTGCAGGACTTTGAGCACCACGAACATTTTCTTCATGACGAAAATCCATAAAAGAACACCAAACCATATGCGACGCCGATCACCAGAAAGTAAGCGACATCGCGGATAAGCTTGCTGCGGCTGTAGATGACGTACATGGTCAGATAGCTCCAATAGCGCTGATCACGATCGCCAAGCAGAACGATGCGAGCCAGACAAATCCGTAGGCGATCAAGCCGCGCATGCTGCCTCCACGAGTCGACGGTCGAGAAGAAGATATTGAAGCTTGATGAACGCGACAATCGCAGCGCGTTCGCTCGGGTCAATCTCTTCGGTCAGTGCTCGGCGTGCCTCGTCGAGCGCTTCACGCAGCGCGTTGAGATGGGTGAGGGAGATTTCCATCACATACCTCTCGCTCGGAGCATGGCGTCGGCCGAGATGAAGCGAAGGCGCGCATGTACGTCCGCCCAAAACATCGCATTGTTGATGGTGTCGGACGCGTAGTCCGGCATCTTCCGGCCGATCAGAGCCTCTGCATATTGGACGCCAAGCTCCGCATCGATTTGAACCTGCGCCGCGAAGTAGTCACGCAGCGTCATACCGTTGTGGCCGTCTTCGACGTAGTTGCGCGGAAACGCTGGGAAGTCTTTGGAGGTTTCAGCCATCAGTGACAATCTCCCCGCGCCAGTGCATCGAGCTTCGCAAACTCTTCCCGCGCCTGATCCGTCGAGCTGCGTACGAGCAGCCCTTCGATCATCCCGAGTAGCGAGTGCAGAACCTGCGTGTCACGCTGTAGCAGAGCCTTCCGGATCGCTTCGAGACACCCGCTAAACGCCGGCGTGCTCAAGTCCTCAAACACAAGCGCCATGTCTTCGAGCGACAGTTCGGCCATGCGCTTAGCGAGGATCTCGTTCACGCGGTTGTGGACCAGATCAGCGCGGACCTCACGTTGATGCTGTGCTTCGTCGGCTGCGGCTTGCTCGCGGTCTATGACGTACTCGCCTGTACGGGTGGCAAAAAACGGCGTTACTGAACCCATCACAATCTCCGAATCAAAATAATCACCGCCGCCCACGCGCCGGCAAACGAAACCAGAAAGCCCGCGCAGAGGATATGGAAGGCGGTCATGTCAGCCCCAGACCACATCGCGGTAATCCACGGTGCGCGAATACTTGCCATTGATGGTCTCGACATAGGCATGCGAGAAAGGCGTGATCTCGATGTGCGCCATGCGAATCAGGACTCGCAGATAATCGGAATAGAACATGTCACGCTCCCTTAGCCGTACGAATCAGCCATCCCATCAACCGGAACGGCGCCATGAAGATCCACGAGGCCACAGCGCACAACATCAGCGCGATCCAAATAACCGTGCCGATCGCAGCAGGCAGCAGGGCTAGGAAAATGATGAGATGGAGCATTTCGGAACTCACGTTTGTTGAGGCAGTGAGCTAATCGTAGACATGTTTGTCTCAGAGGTCAAGACACATTTGTCTTAATTTGAAGAAATGTTTGGCGCCCGGTGAGGGGCGCGTGGGTTAAAGGATTTGCTGCGCTCGGATGACTCGGACGATAGCCATCGCGAGACCGGCGAGGAGTACTGCCGCGTCTTCTGATGTGAGGGTGTTGATTAACGTTTCTCGGAGCTGCCCACGCTCCACTTCGATTAACACCATAGAACCGGCCGCTGAAGCCGGCCTGGCGGTCTCTAGAGGCTTTGATTTTGATTTAACAAGGTACACAACGTCACCCATTATTCCCCCGGAGGATGAAGGGCTACCGGGAGTCAGCGCCCTTTCTAGTCATAGGAATTCATTGTGCGCTACCTTTTGCCGGTCTGTCTTGCTGCGGGACGGTATGAGTTGCCATATCGATCCCCATTTTTATGAAGGTCAATATGTGATCTGTAAGCCTTCCCTCGTTGTCAAGTCGTACCAATTGCTCGATTAGAGGGCGCAAATGCTCGCTAATCCTTTTATCGGACAGTTCATTCCCCGCCCCGAGATTGGGTAAAAGCAACACTGATTCGCGCAAATTTAATTTGTCTGCGATCTGGCACAGCGTGTCGAGCTGCGGCTCGTGCAGCGCGTTGAAAATCCGCGATACCGATTTTTGGGGGAGCCCGATCGCTTTCCCGACTTCTTCCTGGGTATCCCATCGCTTTTCGAGAGCGATAGCCTTCAGGTTTCCGCTCAGTGCCAAGAGCGCGCGGGATGGGGTGTTGCGTTGAGTTTTAGACATATTTGTATAGTATTTTCTTAGTCAAGGCATTTGTGTCTTGCGTTGAAAGACAAACTTGTCTACGATGGAGGCGTTACCTAGGAGCCTCCAATGAAAGAACTCGACGAACTGCGCGCTTGGCTTCTCTTGCGACGTGGCGAGTGGACGCGTATCGCCCGTGAGGTCGATCTGAGCACCAAGACGCTTTCGCGGATTGCGAACGACACCAGCTACAAAGTCACGCTCCAAACCTATCTGACGCTTGAAACAATTCGCAAAGCTGAAGAACAAGCAGCTGCATAAGCAGCGCGTCCCACCAACCTTCCCTACGGCCTGGGGACTTTTCAATCGGGGCTAGACCGTGGAACCAGTTTCGTCGAGTGCGATGGATAAGGCCAGAAAGGCGCATGCCATGGTCTTGGTGCGCCTGCAAGACTCCGGAATTCAAGCTGCACTGGCAGTTGCGCAGGGTGTTTCCGAATCCACGATCAGTCGCATCAAGAACGAAAAGCTTGAGGACGCGATCACGCTGCTTGTGCATCTCGGCTTCAAGGTTGTGTCCGAAAGCAAGGTGTGCGTAGACCGGTCGATGTATCAGGCAATGGTCACGATCGCCGGCCGCGCGATGTCGGATAGCTCGACTGCGCAAAAATTAGTGTGGGAAGACGAATGAAAGACGAGACAGCTAAACCGGTTCGCAATCGGTTCCGCAAGATCGAAGTGCGCATGTGGGGCGATGAAAAGTTTTGTCGCTTGTCACCGATCCCGCCATGCGGTCAAGGGCTATGGATTTTCCTGCTGACTGGTCCGCATACCGGTCCTGTCCCCGGCGTGTTTCGCTCCGGACGTGCCGCAATGGCGGAAGAACTCGGCTGGGAAACGGGAGCCTTTGACAAAGCCTTCGAGGAAGCCTTTCGGGAAGGGTTAGTCAAGGCGGACTGGAAGGCCAAGGTTGTATGGATTCCGAATGCCATTCGGAGCAACCGACCAGAGTCCCCGAACGTGGTGCTGTCATGGGCTGGCGAATGGGACCTTATCCCCGAATGCGACCTAAAACGCGAGGCATACGATTCGCTGGAAGCCAATATCTGCGGGCTTGGAGAGGCTTTCGAGAAGTCTTTCCACAAGGCTTTCGCAAAGCCTTCCCTTAAGCCTTCCCCTCACCCTTCCCGTAATCAGGAGCAGGAGCAGGAGCAGGAGCAGGAGCAGGAGCAGGAGCAGGAGCAGGAAGAGTCAACACCCTTGTCGCTGATCCCGTTCGAAAAGCCTGCGGAAAAAGTTGATCACGTGAAAGTGATCTTCGAATTCTGGCAAATGCGGATGAACTCGCCGCGCTCTGCTCTCGATGCAAACCGCCGCGGATTGATCGAACGCGCGCTGAAAAATTACACCCCCGCAGACGTTTGCAAAGCGATCTCTGGATGCTCGAAGTCGCCGCACCACATGGGCCAGAACGATCGATCGACGGTCTACAACGGGCTGGATTTGATTCTGCGCAACGCCGAAAAGATCGATGCATTCATTCGCATGGACACCGCACCGCCGGCGGCAACAGCTGGACAACCGCTTACGCAGCAAGACCGGATCCGCCTGCAGAACGAAGCCCACATGCGCGAGTTCCTGGGGCAGGAATCCCCGGACGATTCGCGCACCATCGACATGGAGCATTGACCGTGAAAGCCGAAGATCGCGCTGAATTCGTTTCCCTGCTGAACCTTTGCTACTCAACGCTTCAACGTCCCCTCCCGACGGCAGATGGCATGAAGCTTTGGGAAAACCTGCTGCGCCCATATTCGCTCGAGCAGGTCAGCGCAGCTTTCTATCGCCACATGCAGGTCAGTGAATTTGCGCCGAAGCCGGCGAACATCATTGCCTTCCTGAAGCCCGCGGAAGGAACCGATGGGCGTCCCGACGCTGACGAAGCGTGGGCGATCTCTTTCCGCGCCAACGACGAATCTGAAACGATCGTTTGGACCGAAGAATGCTCGCAGGCGTTTCACAGGGCATCCGTCATCGAAGACGAAACCGGCCGCCGCATGGCGTTCAAGTCGACCTACACGCGGATCGTCGCAACTGCCCGTGAACGCGGTGATGCTGTGCGCTGGGTCAAATCTCTCGGGCACGATGTGCAGCGTCGAGACGTGGTGCTTGCTCAAGCGGTGCGTGACGGTCGCTTGACGTTGAACGATGTCCGCGTTGTCGCCCCGCACGTTCTCGAAGACCTCCGCGAAGAGCAGGCAATTGCTGAAGTGCAAAAGCTCACGTCGAAACTCACCTCGAGATTGCCGTCATGAGCGCCGAACAGACCTCCGACTTCTGCGCGGCCTACGCATGCCCGATGCTCGGCGTCTACGGCGTCTCGGGCAAGTGGTACTGCCCCTGCCACCACAATGCCGATCCGGCGCAGAACGACGCCATCACCGCGGAGTTGCACCGGCAGAAAGCGACGGTCGATCGAATCGTGCTCGCCCGCCGGGAGCATTGCGCAGATCCCCAGCTTGAGAACGGGCTGATCCTGCTGATTCGTGAGATTGGCACACAGCAGACCTTTCACGGCGCTGGCGTCATTGGACCGGAAAGCGCAGGACCTCACCACTCGGAGCCAGCATGACCACCACCACACTCGCGCCCGCGCGCGCAACCGATCTCGAATCCCGCGCCCTCTCGATGCTCACCGACGAGCAGGCCATGCTGAGTTTCATCCGTTGGCGCACTGGAGCCCATGGCGATGTCGAGTGCGTTTCGATGCGCGATCAGTTGGGCGTCGCGGAATACGTGGATGCGATCTTCAATCGGGTGCCGCAATGATCACCGTGACCCTCCCGTACCCGATCAGCGCGAACCGCTACTGGAACTCCTTCAAGCTCGGCAACCGCATGATGGTCGCACCGGGCAAAGAGGCGAAGAAGTACAAGCGGGAAGTCGCGGACATTTTGCAGGCTGCTGGCGTCCGCAAGCCAATCATCGGCCGCATCGCGTTCACCTACGTCCTCTATCCCCATCGGCCACTCGACTACAAGACTCGCATGCGCAAGCACGGCGACGCGTGGTCGGACACGGTTCAATGCATCGATCTGGACAACGCACAGAAGGTGCTTCTGGACTCGCTGAAGGGCATCGCGTTCGAAGACGATGCGTGGGTCAGGCGCATCTACGCGGAGCGCGCCGAGCCCGATGGTGGGGCTCGAGTGGTGGTGACCATTACGCCCATTGCACCTGTCATCGTTCAATCAACCCTCGATCTGCCCATGCTCGCACGCGTGGCCGATCCGCTGGAAGTGTGACGTGATCGGATTCTCAGGTATCGGTGCGCCGAGCAAAGAGCAATCGCGCTTCATGTGCCACGTGTGGGGTCAGCGCCCGCACCTCGACATGATTCACAGCTCGTGGCGGTGCGTAGGGCAGTTCACGTACGGCTATGGCAAGACGCGCGATGCAGCCTATCGCAATTGGGTGGCGTTGCTTCCGCGCACCCGCATCTGACTTCTCAGGCGCACGCTCGGTCCACTTCGGTGGCGACTCACTCACGAAACGAGTGGCTAACTCAACCTTGGAGCACACCATGACTGACCCAGTAGCCGAAGCAGCAGCAAAGATCGCCGCAGACATGACGGCAAGCAGCACCGAGCCCAGCCTTCTCGAGAAGGCGATGGATACCATCCATGACCTCGAAGCGAAGGTTGAACATCTGATCCACCCGGAGACGGAGGCGCCGCCGGTGGAAGCGCCAAAGGAAGCTTTGCTGAGTGGCACGGCCGCCGACTCAGCGCCGAATGCTGGTACTGGTATTTCGGTTGAACCGGGAAACGTTGCGGGCGCTGCCGTCGCTGGCGCGCCCGAGGCTGGAGGTGTAGCTGCAGGTGGTGGTGAGGAGGCTGGCACGACCGTCACGGGGGAAGCTGGAAGCGTGGCTGGGGCACCTGTACCGTCTGTCTCCGCCACGGAAAGCTTGGTGAGCCCTGCGCCTACCTCCAATACGGCGAATGCTGGTGACTCCCCAAACGCGCTTGGTTCGGCATCGACTACGGAAGTGGTGATAGAACCGTCCCCGGCTATTGCGAATGGTATTACCGACTCTGCGGAGACTGACCTCCCAAACGCTGTGCCCGCTGCGGTCGAGCAACCCGGCACGCCACCCTCTGCGCCGGATGCATCCACGCCCGATGGCATACCGGGCATCGTCGTAAGTTCGCCCGCTGAGCCTGCAAAGCTCGCATCGGCCGCAGCGAGTGCTATCAAGGCAGGCATTGCCAACATCAGGCACCACCTGAGCATTCGCGGCTTCGAGCAGTCGGCAGTAGCGGATATCCATGCCGAGCTGGAAGCTATCGAGAAGTGGCTGTAGGAGCGCGACATGTCCAAGACATCCGAGAGCTTGCATGAAGCTATCCAGCGCCTGGCAGAACAGGGGATTCCCTACGCTGCAATATGCAAGCGTCTCGGAGTCAGCCGTACGACAGTCTGGCGCGTGCTGAGGGCGAAATGAACTCCCGCATCCATGTCGCGTTTGACGGGCCTACGGAGGCCGTGAGAGCACGCCTAGCAGCTGAACGCATCTACATGAAGCTTCAGACGTTGGGAACGCGCCAGGTGCGGTTTCATCAAGGCATGCTGCTGACCTATCCGTATCCGGCGAGGCGTGGGTATGGCACACGCGGGGTGCTAGTGGGCATCTACACCGTCAACACACGACTCGAGTGGGTCGTGGAAGATGTGTCGCAAGTTCTGTTGTCAAACCCTATTGGGAGCGAATCATGATCTACCTCGTTTTGTTACTCGCTGTCTTCGTGTGTGTGAGCAGCCTGTTCTTCAAAGAGCTTCGCAAACTCGCGGCGGCCATCCTCACGACTGCGTTTGTCGTCGTCGGCGGGTTCTTCTTGCTGTTGGCGATGTTCCACTGAGTGATGCAAGGTCTTGCGTAAGTGATCTGGATAACATATGACTACCGCCATCTAACAGGAGCACACCTATGTCGCAAATCCGTAAGAAGCCAGTTGTGATCGAAGCCACGCAGTGGTTCAAGAATGGCGATCACCCGCTCGATTACAGCATGACTCACCAGG